TGGATTCAGTAGCAAACATATGGAACAGTTTGATGTGTTCCATATTGATGGAAATTTAATGAACAACAGCGTCTTGAATCTTAAGACGGTGTGTGCCAATTGTCAACGAGTCCTACATAAAGAGGGCGTTCGCTGGCGTCAAGGGGCTCTAACTCCGGACTTTTAATCAATGATCTAACCTGAGCATATAAATTGTCTATACTGCTGTCATTTTCTAAAACATGATCAAATTTGGTACCTACCCAAGCAGTCTCTGACGCATGTATGCCCAACTGTCTCATTCGATTTGAAGCAAGTGCCCAATTTATACAGTGATCTCCGGCATTCATGTCTGCGGCATCTCGATACCAGTCAGGCTCTGGGCCACGCTTTACCCGAATAACAATACCGCCCGCATCACGGATTGATTTAATTTCGTTAGGGAATCGACAATCACTGATAACAACATCGTCCTTACTGTTGCGTAGTTTGTTTTCCAGAGCAGAAATCCAAATATCATCATGAAAACCATTGCGACAAACTTCTGTGCCCCAATATTGTAATACCCAACGTGGGGTTAGGTGTGGCATGTCTAACCGTTCAGCCCACCAAGTGTCCACTTGTTCTCGCCATTCACGGGCAGAATTAGTTCGACCTTCTAACATAGTTCGATCCCAACCAAACACTTGTGCTACTGCGTCCTTTAAACTACCGGCAAAACTTTCTCTTCGAAAACCATGAAAATTTGTCAAATAGTCAGCAATAGTATCTTTACCTGACCCAATAAAACCACACACACCAATGATCATATAGTATCCCCCAGTTAATAATTTATTTTATTACAGAAATGTTAAACCAGTCAAGGATTTTTTTTCAGTAAATTTTCCAGGAAACAATAATCATCGTGATGATCGGTTTCAGTATCTACAATGAACTGTGTTGACGGATCTGTTAATTTGATCCAGTGTTCGTAATAATATCTGCCAGAATCGTTACCTGCTAGTGGATCTGGTAGTGTGCGTATATGACTTGCCTTGGACCACCAAAAATTACCGCTAACTGTATTATTTTCATCAGAGCGCAGATCCTTAATTCCCACAAGATCACAATTTTCTAACATTTTGATACAAGTGGGCCACTCAGTTACACAGTAGTGATTTAATATTTCTCGCCAGCAGGCCACTTGTGGAGTAGCACTGACCACACCCTTGGTATGTAGGTATAATACATCAAAATCATCTGTTTGAGATTTAAGCCATAGTAGATGGAGCGTCTGCCCTTCGAATATATTGACTTCACCGGTATCTCTAAAGTCAATAATTTCAACCCACGGATATCGAACACTGACGTATTCTCGTAGTTTTGAAATAAATGTCACCGCTGAAGATTTATTGCGGTTCAATCTAAATGGAATGCCAGTACCAGGAGAAATTTCTCCATAATGCTGTGGCATGGTCACCGCCATACTGACCTTACGGGCTATGGTGTGTAATTTGCTTTGCTGGATTAGCTGTAGTTGCTGATCAATCCACCAATTCCACATGGTGTATCTAGTATCAGCGGGAATAAAAACATGGTAAAATAGTTCAATAGGTTTCATTGAACTAGTATAGCATTAGCCGGTTACCCATGTCAACGGTGTTCCGCCTTCTTTGTAGTTAATTAGATCTTGCTCTAAAACTTCTAATTCAGCTTTGCCTTCATTTTTAAGAGCAGTGCCGTTTAGTTGAATACCGCCTTGTGGACTGGCAATAGTGGCAAATTTTTCACGAGCCTCGCCTAATATAATTTTAGAACTGGCCAGGGCAAAGTCCTTGATCCATTGTCCAGCAAAATTATCCGCTAAAATGTCAAAATCTGGACGATAGTTGTACATCCAAACCAGTACTTCTTCTTCAGACTGCGGACGTTGCATAATAGTCAATACTTTATTGGTCCTATTGTAGGTAAAATTGATATCACTACCAAACATTTTACCAACTTGTTTTTGGTAACTAGCAAATGCGTAATAAGTAGCCAAGCCGCCCATGTTGGTTGATGCCAATAGATAGGTGTTGGAATAGGCCAAGTTAAAGGGCTCGAACAAACTGCCGCCATCGCCACCACCGCTTCTACTACCAATACTACGTCTAAATAGCTGTCGAATTTCTGTTACTTCTTTGGGCATGGTGTAATCATTCTGATTAACCTGTAGCGTTAGGAATCCAAAACTTTCTTCTTGAGCATTACTGCTTCTCTGACGATATTTGGCAAGAGCTCGATCTATAGCAACATTATAGTGCTTGGGATCCAGTTCTACATCAACCATCCCATCACCTAGGAAAGTCTTAATGTAATCTATAACTTGTTGGCGGGCGTTTTCATTTTCGTTCATGATAATATTTAGCCGTGTGCTAGCCATAAATACATTACTATGCCAATACTAAATTCATTTTTGACCAACAAGTACACTCGCTGGTATTATGCAATTGTTGCCAACGCACAGAGCAGAATAACCAGCGATTACACAGAAAAACATCATATTGATAATTGCAAGGTTGTCAAAGGAGAATTAAAATTCCTCGTCTAAGTTTATACAAACCCGAAAAGGGCAATGATTTTAGATTCCTTGATAGAATTATCAATGAAGAATTCCAAGTTGGTGGGACTGATGTATTTGTTCACAAATATCTAGGACCTGTAAATCCAGCAGAGGGGACTGCTACCCCGGCAGTTCCAGATACTAGTGCTAATCCTATTCCTGAATTAAGTATCCAAGATGTGCTTTTAATGGAAAATAGAGATAGAAACTATGCTCCTGACATTTATGTTATCCGTGGAATCTATACCATGCAGGATTTGGATTTTAATCTAAGTCAGTTTGGTATGTTTTTAAGTAACGATAATATTTTTATCATGTTTCACCTACGCGGCACTGTAGATGCGCTGTCTAGAAAAATTATGCCTGGCGATGTCATTGAATTACCTCACTTAAAAGACGAGTATGGACTAGACGAATCGTTGGTGGCCTTAAAAAGATTTTATGTTGTTCAAGACGTTACTCGTCCAGCGGCTGGATATAGCCCTACATGGTACCCGCACTTACTACGTGCTAAATGTGTACCTCTAGTAGATAGTCAAGAATACAAACAAATCTTTGATCAAGATGCTGGTAATGGAGACGGCAGCACATTGCGAGACCTACTGAGTACATATCAACAAAGTGTTGATATTAATAATCAAATTATCGCCCAAGCAACACTGGATGCGCCACAAAGTGGATTTGACACTACCCCTTTGTACATCGTACCTCTTACAGATGCTGGGCTATTAGACGTTGCCGACGCATCAACAATGGATCAAGATGCTAGTATTGAACAACCTGCCTATGATGCCAGTATTGTGCTACATAGTCCCAGCAAGATTGAATATGTTTCTTATCCCAACGGAGGTGGTACTCAACCTCCTGATGGCGCACCATTTAGCGCTGGTATTGAATTTCCAGGCGGAGCAGTGGTAGGTCAATTCTTTTTAAGAACAGACTATTTGCCAAATGTACTTTATAGATTTGATGGTAAACATTGGATACAATGGCAAAAAGATGTTAGAATGACCATGAATAATTTCAGTAGCAGTGATGTTGCGCCAGGTACAGTGTTTGCTGGACAACAAGTTAGACTAACAGAAAAAACTGGATTCATTAATAATACTGCTACTATAACACTGAATGATGGATTAACATATCCACAACGTCAACCATTGAGTAAAGTATTAAAACCTAAAGCGGATCTCTAAAAATATGTATATCTATAAATTTAAAGGAGGCTACGGCTTAACGCCGTTGTAATATTATTCAATATTTTTATGATGGCCAACTGCGCCGATATATCACTCAATTTATTCGACTGATGAGTAATTTCAGTTATAAAGATGCCACAGGTAAAATTACACAGGTACCAGTACGTTACGGCGACCTAAGTAGACAAGTGGGTCAAATACTGAGAAAGAACAGTGAAAATACAGTGCCCAGCGCACCTTTGATTGCCTGCTACATCAAGGATATGAAGTATGATCGCACTAGACTACAGGATCCAACATTTGTCAGTACAGTCAATCTGCAACAACGTGCTATTGATGCCAATGGGAATTTGCTAAACACACAGGGTAATAATTACACTGTGGAAAGAATCATGCCCAGTCCCTATAAGGTAACTTTTGCCGCAGATATCTGGACCAGTAATACTGATCAAAAATTTCAAATAATTGAACAAATTGCCATGGTGTTCAATCCTAGTTTAAATTTACAAACTACCGATAACTATGTGGACTGGACCAGTCTTATCACGTTAACATTGACTGATCAAGGTAATTGGTCCAGCAGACAAATTCCTCAAGGACTGGAACAAGATATTGATATATCATCATTGGTTTTTGAAAGCCCTATATGGATTTCACCCCCAGCCAATGTCACACAACTAAACATTGTTACACAAATTATTTCCAATGTATTTGATGATACACAGGGATTGATATCTGGACTAGAAGCAGGTTATGGTGCTCAAATATTTGGCACCCCAGATGTCAGTGTGGTCGTTACACCAACTGATTACAACTTGCTGGTTTTAGATGGTGTTGCTACTTTGCAGGCCAACACATTTACTAATTTAGATATAAATGCCAATCAGCCGCCAATTTCTTGGAACGCAGTATTAGGCTTGTATCCAGGAAAATTTACAGCAGGGTTGAGTCAACTAAGATTAAAGAAACCCAACGGTTTAGAAATTGTGGCATTCATGACTCTAAGTCCAACAGATGAAACAAAGATGATATTAAATTTTGATGCAGCCACCATACCTGAAAATACTATTATTGATGGAAGAGGTTCAGTGGATGCTGTTATTAATCCAGATACATTTAACCCCAGTGTCAAAGTAGCAGGCACTAGATATCTAATTTTAGAGGATATACACTCTGTGCCTGTGATAGGTCCGTCAGCATGGTTAAACAGTGATGGGTCAGGATTTGTTGCTCATGCCAATGACATTATACAGTGGAATGGATCATCATGGAGTGTTATATTCAATTCTGCTGCCAGCACTACTGTAACATACATAACTAATGCTTATACGGGTATACAATACATGTGGAACGGCACCGAGTGGGGCAAGAGTTACGATGGTGTATACGATAAGGCATCATGGCGGTTAATCCTTTAAATCAAATTATTTGTAGTGGCGGACTATTCCTTGCTGAGGACACCAAAAGGTTTCTATTACTGTTAAGAAATCAAGGTAAAACATCTGGTACTTGGGGACTAGTTGGTGGCAAAAAAGAACCCACCGATGTCACTGCTGTTGATGCGCTACATAGAGAAATATTGGAAGAAGTGGGCAAACCCCCTAAAATAAAAAAAATAGTTCCGTTAGAATTATTTGTGTCCAGCGATGATAATTTTCAATACAATACCTATGTGTTGATTGTTGAAAAGGAGTTTATTCCTGTACTAAATGACGAACATACTAGCTATGCTTGGTGTAGTTACAGTGCGTGGCCCAAACCCTTGCATTCGGGGGTAAAAAACAGTCTCAACAATCGAGTGGTCAAGGCCAAATTAGAATTGCTCTTGGACTTAATTTAATTTATAATTAACTATGAAAAAAAGAATGTTAGTAATTGGAGTAGGCTCTGCTGGTATTTTGACACTGAGTCAAATGCTAGAAGGGTTGGGTGACGATTGGGAAATACATTCTGTACATGATCCAAAAATACCAATCTTAGGGGTTGGTGAAGCAACCAGTACTCTTGCGCCCAATGCTCTATTCAAAGGCACAGATTTTATTATTGCTAGGGACAGTCATCATTTAGATGCCACGGTAAAATTCAGTGTCAAATATTCAAATTGGCGTGAGCATAGTTTTCATAGTTGGTTAATCCCCCAGGCCTATGCGTTGCATTTTGATAATACACGTCTTAAAGATTTTGCCTTCATGAGGTTTAAAGAAAAGTATCCTACTAGATTTGTTATTCATGAAGGTACTGTGGATTATTTTAAAAACACTGAACGATCTGTTGAAGTTTCCATCAATAATCAAATAAGTCAATACGATTATGTTATTGACTGCGGTGGGTTCCCCAAAGACTATAAGGGGTATACCATGATTGATCTACCGCTGAATAGCGCACTGGTCACTGCTATACAGAAGCCTGGAGATTGGAACTACACACATCATTGGGCACACAAACATGGATGGATGTTTGGCATCCCACTTCAATCTAGACAAGGGTGGGGATATATGTACAACAGCGACATAACATCTAAGAATGATGCTATTGAAGACGTTTGTGATATTTTACAATTAGATCCTGAAGAAACTAATTTTAGAGAGTACGCATTCAATCCTTATTATGCCACTGATAATTTGATAGATGGTAGAATATTAAAAAATGGCAATAGATTTATGTTCTTTGAACCCATGGAAGCTATGTCAATGGAATATTACACTAGCCTAAACATGAGATATCTATTGATGATTAATGGCAAAGTATCCAAAAAAGCCTTGATAAAATACACTAGAGAAGATATGGAATCATTGATTATGTTTTATCGATTCATATATCACGGTGGGTCTACTTATGATACCAAATTTTGGCAAACAACCAAAGAAAAAACATCTTATTATTTAAAGAACACACCCCAATTTCAAACAGCCGTCGATTACTACAAAAATAATTATGAAGATTTAAAAAGACAAGGCGGTAATATGATCATTGCGCCATTTGATGTCTATGTATGGCGAATATTTGATCGAGAATTAGGATATAATTATTTTGACAAATAAAAAAGCCCCAATGAATGGGGCTTTTTAGTTTTCAGTCAATCACTGATTAGTTAACAACTTTGCTACCCAATGGACCTTGAGGAGCATCAGCATTTGGGGCCATGCCCATTGCGCCACCTTGTTGTTGAACTTGTGGTTGTGCCTGACGAGCTAGTTCGTCGATTACACGACGGCTTAGTTTGTGAGGCATTTCATCCAAACCTTGGATGATAATGTTAAATGTGTTGATGTCAACACTTAATTCGATCATTTGATCATTCATACCTTTTTCTCCTTATTTTGCAAAATAGGTAACAATACTTATACTTTAGGATTGGCCAGATTTAATATCTTGAGTTATCAAACTGGAGGAGGAGCAACTGTAGATGTACTTGCCCATGGCAATGTTGGTTCAGCAGTGGCATTAACTTTTTCATCTAAGGCTTTAAAAATTTGCTCTTGGATGTGTTCGGCATAACTGCCAACTACTATATCTTTAACCCAACTCAATACAGTATCTTCATCTAGATCACTGAATTGAATGAACGGATCTGGAGATCCAATGCTGGTAAATGGTGTTGCTCCGCGGAAACTGCCTTCATTTCCGTGTTGATCAGTAGCAGTTAGATTCCACTGAGCATGAATTACAGAATTGGTATTAGTACCTTCTGTTTTGGTTTTTAATGTGTGAACAGACCAACTGTACGTAACGGTGCTGGTTGACCCGTCAGTGAAAGTTAATACTGTTGATGATGGAATATCAGTTGCCATTATTTGTCTCCTAAAGATATGTTGGCTTATTATTGTTTATTTATGTAGATGTAGTTATGTTGGTAACTGTGTTTGTAGCACTGGTTGCCGCAGCCAAAGCTGCCGCTGCCGCCAAGGCAATTGCCGCTTGTTCTTGTGCTGTATCCGCAAAAAATATACCCCAAACAGCTTGAGTTACAGTGGATTCACTGGAAATATCACTGTTTGCTTTCAATCTATTTGATACTAGCTGTGTTGTTGTAACATTGGTATCAGAGTCCGTATAACTAACTAGACTATCTACAAAAAATACATCTTCTTTTTCAGCAACCAAGCCTATTGTAGGCTGTGTTGATGCAGCGTGGAATCTAATACCCACTACTTCTGAAGTTTTAGTAATCGCCATTTGTTAATTTCCTTTAAGCATATTTAACTCAGATCGCAGATCCTCAATTTCTTTCTTCAAATCTTTGATAGCTTCAATGAAAAGTCCAGCCAAGTTACCGTAGTTAACTCCATATCTATCAGTATTTTTAGAGTATGAAACTACTTCTGGAACTGTCGCCATTATTTCTTGAGCAATAACACCTAATTCTCTAGAATTTAGAGTACTAGTGTATCCTGATTCTTCGCCCTCTGGTCGATCAGTTCTGTTGTAGTATACCCCGCGAAGTTGTGTAACTTTTCCTAGAGCATTATCAATTGTGATAATATTTTCTTTACTACGAGCATCAGAATAAGCATACACGTTACTGGTGGCATATACTGTACCGTTGACAAATAACGCATAGCTACTGTTGTTACCACCATTAATACCCACAGTGGAATTACCGGGTTGTCCGTAGATTGCCCAGCCGCCGCCGGCATTATAGATACCCCATGTACCGCCATTACCCATGAATGTGGTATTACCATACTGGATATTATAGCCTTGCCAGCCGTTTACTCCACCGCCGTATGTGGATACATTACCATAACTTCCATAGCCGTTGACTGATACTAGCCCATAACCATAACTTTGGAAGTACAGTCCAGTCTGTCCCTGTGGTCTAAACCAGTTGTCTGCCAAAACATAACTTAACTGGCTAGTGCTATTTGGGTCAATATAATAACCACTGTTATTATTATCGTAACCAATGGTAAAATAGATGCTGCCATAGCTGTTATAGCCCGTATAGTTGCCACTGTTTAAGTAGTAGACCCAACCACTCCAGTTACCGTTACTAACGTTACGCTGTGCCAGTCTATTGGCGTTATCTTCCCAACCCCATGCTACCTGTGTGCCCCAATAGCCGCCGCCGTTGGTATGACGATAGTTGGTATTGAACCACCATGTATTGCCTGGGTTGGCTGTGCCGCCTGGAATATCTCCCACATAGCTATAGCGTTCAGCAGTAGTGTTGTAGAAATCACTGTAGTAGTTGTAAGCACCGCCATAGGATCCCGCAAGCTGTGCTCCGCTGGAAGTTGGCCCACCCAAGGCGTTGGCATTAATATAATTTAATCTGCTATTACCGTTAGGGTCGCAGAAGTAACCACTATCATTGGTGTCATACATGATAGTGGCATATATCTGATTGGCACTATACATATAGTTGTTGGCCTGTATGTAAGAGAACACACTAGTACCACGTGGCTGCATATAGTAGCCAGTATTATTAATATCGTAGTAGATGGTGGCACGAATTTGGTTGTCAATGGCAAAGTTAGTACCGCTGGCATACATCCAGCTGTTACCATAGTTAGGACCATCTAGATCCAATACTGTGGCATTACCACGTAGTCGCAGACCATAGTAGCTGGCCACTTGTACCATACCAGCGCCAATCCAACCACCCACGTTGCTTTGACCTATACCGTACCATGG